CAACACCACAATCAACGTAGGTAAGCTTACAGAAGATGCACCTGCGGAAGCTGGTAACAAGCACATGGGTCAAGCCTCCATGATTATGGCTGCTGACAAGCAAGGCATCTATAGCTAAGAAAGAGAGTTGCAATGGCTGACGAATCTTTTCTAGATGACGAAGAGACAGAAGGGCTAATTGATCTAGGTGAGAACCGTGAAGACTTTAACAGTATTATTGGCACTGTTAAGGCACGGTTTTCAGATGCAGAGACAGGACGTAGAAACGACGAAGATCGGTGGCTAAAAGCCTACAAGAACTATCGTGGTATCTACGACTCTACTACGCAGTATCGTGACAACGAGCGTAGCCAAGTTTTTGTAAAGATAACAAAGACGAAGGTTCTTGCTGCGTATGGACAAATTATTGACATACTATTTGCTAACAGCAAGTTTCCCATCTCTGTTGAATCTACACCCATACCAGAGGGTATCGACAAGTTTGCCCACTTGTCTCAAGTTCCATTAGAAGAAGCGCAGCCAGAACAAACTGATCTATTTGGTTACGAAGGTGACGGTAGAGAAATACTTCCAGGTGCCACACAAGCTACAGAGATGCAGCAAGGTCCACAAGGACCAACAGCAGCAATGCTTAGTGGTCTTGAAGACAAGTACGCTGGTGCCGATCTAGCTTCTGGTCCCTCTCGCGCAGGAGAGCCACAAATTAGTCCTGCAGCAGAAACAGCACGTAACATGGAAACGTGCATACAGGACCAGCTACTAGACACCAACGCCGTTACTGTATTACGTCACGCTATATTTGAGTGTGCGCTGCTTGGCACAGGAATAATAAAAGGTCCATTCAATTACAACAAGACAATACACAATTGGGAAAATGGTGAATACTCTCCCGCAAACAAAGTTGTGCCTCGCGTCGAAGCAGTAAGTTGCTGGGACTTTTATCCCGACCCAAGTGCTACAAGTTTGGGAGATGCAGATTACGTTATTCAACGACACCGCATGAATAGAGAGCAGATACGTGATCTAGGTAATCGCCCTTTCTTTAACGAAGAAGCAATAGAAAATGTTTTACAAGGTGGACCTAACTATGAAGAAAAATATTATGAAAGCACTCTCTATGCTAATGACGATGATCCTAACTATCAAGGACGGCGTTTTGAAGTATACGAGTATTGGGGTGCGATGGACGCTAAGTTCGCTGAAGAGCTTGGTATCGAAGCTCCGAAAGAAATTCAACAAGGCGATGCCGTTCAAGTAAACATATGGATATCTGGCAACGAGATACTACGGTTCGTAGCCAAT